CACCGAACGCGCCCGCATCGACGGCAGTGGGAAGTTGGGGATTGGGACGACAAGCCCGGCACAAATGCTAGATGTTAGATACGCTGGAAGTGGTTCCGGTGCAGCCATTCGGTTTGGATCGGCAAGTTATGGAATGGGGCAGCTAGAAGAAGAGTCTTCAATAAATGCTGTTATTTTCAAAAATACCTATAGTACAAGTGGCATCTTTTTGTGGAAAGCAGATACAGCCGAACGCGCCCGTATCAACAGCAGTGGGAATTTGTATGTTGGAACAACATCTTCAAGCGTTGATGGAAGAATAGTTTCTGACGGTGCTGATCTTTATTACTCAGGAAATTTTACACAACCTTCATCTGGATCATATTGCGTTGCTGTTCATAACAGAGGGACTACCGGAGACAACAGTTTTATAACATTTTTCACAGAAGCAGGCGGAACACAACGCGGAACAATTACCTACAACCGTGGCGGCGGATTGACCGCCTACAACACCACATCTGACTATCGCGCCAAAAAGATCATTGGGCCTGTTACCAATCCCGGCGCAACCATCGACGCGCTAAAGGTCTACACCGGTAAGATGCATGGTGCAACAGTTGAGCGACCGATGCTGATTGCCCATGAAGCACAGGCAGTAACCCCCTATGCAGTGACAGGTGAAAAGGACGACGTGAACGAAGACGGAACACCTAAGTTTCAACAGATTGATGTGTCATCACTTGTACCACTGCTTATCGCAGAAATCCAATCTCTACGCACCCGCGTAGCACAACTTGAAAAAGGAGAATAAACATGACTACAACTTTTAACTGGCAAATTACTGCCATGGACGTTTACACACAGGCAGATGGAAACAACAACGTGGTTTATAACTGCCACTGGACATGCTCTGGTGTATTCGATGACACTACTGCAAGCATATACGCCACTTGCGCTGTTCCCGCACCATCTGGCACGTTTACACCCTATGCCGACCTCACGCAGGATCAGGTGCTGGGCTGGATTTGGGCCAACGGAGTAGATAAGAGCGTAACCGAAGCTGCTGTAGACCAACAGATTCAGAATAAAATCACACCGGTTACCCAGACCCCTGCACTTCCGTGGGCGCAATCGTAACGGTGTATGCCACTGACCTTTCTCAGTGGCATAATGGAGATAAAAATGACTGCAACTTTTAACTGGCAAATTGCCCACATGGAAACCAAGCCACAACAAAATGGTCTTGAAAATGTAGTAATCGGCTGCAAATGGAATTTATTGGGAACCGACGGCAAAATCACCAGAAGCAATTTTGGCTATACACAATTTAAAGCACCTCAGTCCGAAAATTTTACAGCCTATAATGATCTAACTGAAGAAACTGTTTTAGGTTGGGTCTGGGCAGCACCTTCCGAAAATGGTGGTGTTGTTAAAGCCGATGCAGAAGCTGCTATTGTGGCAGGCATCGAAGCAGATCGTAATCCTCCGTCGGTGATTTTATCTAATCCCTGGGTTCCTGTTCCGCCAGCAGTTGACGATCCAGCTCCAGATACACCCTGAATAGCAAACTCCACAAAAATTAAATAGACTGCCCAGTGCAGTCTATTTTTCTCGTCATTACACAAGCAGGGTTTTTGAATAAATATTCAATAAACTAAGGATCTGATAAACTATGGCACTAACTAGAGTCCCGGCAAGCGGTGTGATAACAGGCACCACTTTTACGTTTAATAGCATAAATGTTACTGCAACCACGGTAACAAGCAGCACAGCTACAGGTGCAGTTGTACTGTCAGGTGGATTAGGAGTAGGAGGCAGCAGCTACATTGGCGGCAACCTTACTGTACTAGGTAATATAGTTGCCACAATATTGGGTACAGCAACCAGTGCTACTAATATTGCTTCGGGACTAGCTAATCAAATAGTTTATCAAGCTAATCCAGGACAAACTGGATTCCTTAATACCAGTACCAGCGGCAGTTTCCTTCAGGCACAGACCAACGGAGCTCCTGTGTGGACCAGTACTGCCAGCATGTATGTTAATAGTGCAGTAAATGCACAAAATCTATACGGTGGTAGTGCAGGTCAATTTGTCTATCAAACAGGTGCAGGTGCTACCAGCTTTGTAAGCACAGGTAGTATGTATGTCAATCGTGCCACAGTAGCAGATAGCGCAACTGGCAGTGCAGGTAGTGTTGGAAGTGCATTAACTATCAGTACAGGTCTTAGTGGAAGTCCTAGCACATCTTATAATGGTAGCACCGCTATTACAATCACACTAAACACAGCCACTCTAATGCAGACTTCTCTTAATGTGGCTAACGGTGTTGCCAATCAATTGGTCTATCAAACAGGAGCCAATGCTACGAGTTTTATTAGCACAGGAACAACCGGGCAAGTCTTACAGGCTACTACTAACGGTGCTCCTACTTGGACTAATGCAAGTTCCCTGGTCGCTGCCAGTGTTGCTAACTCTGTTACATTTAACAACAGCAACTCAGGTGATGCAAGCGGTACAACATTTAATGGTAGTGCAGCCCGTACAATCAGTGCAAATACTCTAGGCGCATTGAGCCTTGCAAGTGGTGGTACTGTAAGCGGAGCAGTTACATTTAGTGGTCCTGTTACATTCAGTGGTACTGCTACCTATAGTCTAAGTACCAACACCTATTATACAGACAACATTATTGAACTACACGTTCCACCGGCAGGAGTTAACGCATTGTGGACAGTGGATGATGGCAAAGACATAGGTCTACGTTTTCACTATTATACAAATTCAACCGATACTAACGCAGCTCTAGTGTTGGCCAACGACACCAAGTGGTTAGAATGGTATTCAGCAGGTGCAGAAAATGCAAATACTTTTGTAGGTAGTACCTACGGAAACTTCAAAACTGGCGGCATATGGGCAACTACCGCAGGCGGCATTGGATACACAGCAAGTCAAGTAGGTGAAAAATTTGGAGTTAACGGTGGAGGATACTTTAATGGTGTGGTTACTGCCACAACTTTTATCGGAGCGCTCACCGGTAGTATTACAGGTAATGCAGCCACAGCCAATAAGGTAAACAATGCCCATTCAGCGGGCACAGGTCTAAGCGGATCGGCATTTGACGGTAGTGCAGCAGTTACATGGACATTGAATACCGCTACACTGATGCAGACCTCAGTTAATCTAGCCAGCGGCGCCACAGGCAGTATTCCTTATCAAAGTTCTGCTAACACTACCAATATGTTAAGCCTAGGTACTCTAGGCTATGTGCTCACAGCAGGAGCCAGTGGTCCAACATGGACTGCGACTAGCGGAGTTACAGCAGGATCAGCGACCACAGCCACATCGGCGGCCACAGCTTATAGTACCATTGGTACACTCACAGCTGGTACAGGTCTCTCGGGTACAGCATTCAACGGAAGTGCTAATCAGACTTGGACATTGAACACAGCTACCCTAATGTCCCTAAGTGTTACTGCTCAAAATTTATCAGGTGGAGCAGCAGGTAGCTTACCGTATCAGTCAGGTGCCAACACAACAACCTATTTAGGCATCGGAACTAGCGGATATGTATTAACCAGCAACGGAAGTGCTCCAGTATGGACGGCACAGAGTTCTGTTGCAGCCGGTAGTGTAACCTATGCACTAACTATTGGTACTGGTCTAACAGGGTCAGCCAGCACCTACAACGGATCAGCTGCCGTTACAGTCAGTCTAAACACAGCTACCTTAATGGCATCGGCTGTAAGTGCCGGTAGTGCTACTACTGCCGGTAGTGCTACTACTGCCGGTAGTGCTACTAATTTATCTGCAGGCAGTGCAATGGCGATACCATATCAAAGTGCTGCCGGCACTACTGCATATCTCGCAGCCGGCACCGGCGGCTATGTTCTGTCAACCAACGGAACAGGTAGTGCTCCAAGTTGGGTAGCCCAAAGTAGCATTGCAGCAGGTAGTGCGCCACTGACCAACACCTATGTAGGCTACGGTAATGCAAGTAACTTGTTAACAGGTAGTGCAAACTTAACCTGGGATGGAACATCATTAAATGTTTCTGGAAATATTATTTTAGGCAATGGTGGAACTGACACTGGTTTACGCATTAATCACGGTGCAGGTGCGGGTGATTATGGAAGAATTAGATTCTATCAAGCTGGTGTTAATAATCAAACAATTCACGCATTTCCAACAGCATGGCAGGGTGGTACATTAGCAAGCTCTTCGGCTGGTGCAATAAACATACAGGGTGCCAACGGTGTTACATTTGGCAGTTGGAATAACTTATCTGCTTACATTGGAAATTCTGGAGACTTCTGGGCTAGTTCAAGTATTCAATCAAACGGTGGTGCTATTGCTATACCGACTAGTTACAAGTATGTTCCAGGTGTAACAGCAGGTACAACTAATAACTGGATTAGAGGATCTGCTTCGCTTATCATGGCTGGTGCCAGCAACACTGACGGTAGTGGCTGGAGCTACGGACACAGGTTAGTATCAGTAGATTACGGTGATGGCTTAGCCGGTAGTATTGACGTTAATTATAACAACGGATGGACTAATAATGTAATGACTTGGAGCGGCCGTGCAGGTCGTATCGGCAATGTTGGTATCGGTACAACTGGTCCTAATTATTTGCTACACGTTGCTGGAACTAGTTATGCATCTTCTGATACTCGTGCTCCACTTTTTTATGACAGTGATAATACTGGATATTATTGTGACCCGGCAGGTACAAGCGTTCTAAATGGTCTAACAGTAAGTGGTAGCTCAGTAATGACAACAGGTTCAACTATTAGCGCACCAATCTTCTATGATAGTGACAACACCGGATATTATGTAGATCCTGCCGGCACTTCGCAGTTGAACGTTCTACTTGCTAATCACGTTTATAACGGTGTGGTTACATCGGGTAGTTTAAGTAGCGGTACATGGTACACAATTGCTGCTAATGCCGGTAATAGAGCCAGTGCTAAATTTCAACTAGTTGATCAAACTAGTGGCCTACATCAGAGCGTGGTGTTTTATGCAGCACACCACTTTGGCACTGATGGATCTAACGCTATTAACGTTATTTCAAACAGTTATTACGGAGGCCCTCCATTAGGTTATATTCGTATTAAAGAAAATAGTACTTACGAAGGTGCTGTGGTACAGGTATATGTTTTAAATGCCTGCTCGGGTGTTCGAGTATTCATGTACGATAACGAGGAAGATGGCAACGGTTGGACATTGGTCAACTGGGTCAATGATAACACAAACCCTGGAACTGTGGCCAACTGGGGAGCGCTGTCTGAAAAAAGCCGTGTATACCTAGGTGGCGATCGTAATGGGTTGACCATGAGTTATGCTGGATTTGGTCTTGGGGATGATAGCAAAGTAAGACTGTTCCAAGGAAATTCCATCGATAGTAATCCCATGTTGCGTATACAAACTGATTACGCATATGGTGATTTTGGTGCTGTAAACTCAAGTTGGTTCCACCATTACACAAATGCTAGCTCAGGATTTTATTGGTATCAATTTGGGCAAAATGCATCAAGTTGGCGCGCACCAATCTTCTATGATAGTAATGATACAAATTATTATCTGGATTCTAATGGTACATCCGTATTAAATGAAGTCAATATGTATGGTCGTTTGCAGATGTACAATAAAATAATAGCAGGAAATTCCACCAACGATGGTAGAACTTCCGGTATTTGGATGTGGAATTCTAGCGATTCTAATTGGGCAATATATATGGCTCAGCCTGGAGTTGGTGTTGATCCAGGTGGTTCAACAATGTCTAATGGTTATTGGAATAATGAACACACGATTCGTGTAAGAGCTGGAGGATTTTCTTTTGAAAGATATGATAACAATTCTGTAAGATTCGATGTAAGAGAGACTGGAACTTTTATAGCCGGACAAACTCGTTCTCCCATATTCTATGATAGTGACAACACCGGATATTATTGTGACCCGGCAGGTACAAGCGTTCTAAATGGTCTAACAGTAAGTGGTAGCTCAGTAATAACAACGGGTTCGACCATTTTGATACCTAGAGGAACTATCAGTGGGGATGCCGGTTGTGATTCTACTACGGGTGTGGGATTATACTCCGTTACTATGTCTGGATATTCCGATCTCCTTGTTCAGCTTGGTGGGGTAGGCGGCTCGACTCCTTCTATGCAATTAAGGGCAAATTACGGTGACAGTTTTTGGATAAGGGCAAGTAGAGATTCTGAGACCCAATGGGACAGTGTTGGATCGCGACAGTATATGCTTTATCATAGCGGTGTTTCGTCAATTAGCGCACCAATCTTCTATGATAGTAATAATACTAGTTATTATTGTGACCCAGCAAGCACTTCTGTTTTTAATCAAATCAATCCGGCTAATATATATTTTACAACATCAAATCCGTACATTAGTGCTTCAAGTTATTTTATAGCTCCCGGCGGAGCTTATTTCAGTGGTGGTACAGTATATTGTGAAGCTGCAATACAGGCAAGAGGCGGTATAAGTAACGACTCTGCTGCGGCTTTGACATTAAATGGCGGCACCGGCGGATACACAAATATTAGCGGTAGTGCTAGATCACCAATCTTCTATGATTTGAATGACACCGGTTATTATTTTGATGGTACTAGTGGAACACGTCAATCAAAATATCTAACAATAAGTGGCGGAGCATCTGGTAATTATGGTAATGAATTAGTAGTTGGTAATACTTCTGTAAGTTATTCGCTTGAAGATGGTAATTTGCGTCCAATTATTCAAGCCCACGGTCAATATCCAGTTTTATCATTAAACCACACTGTTACAACTAATGGTAGTCATGGTCCCACAGTTCAATTTACTGCAAACGGAACAGGTAAACAATTTGTAATTGGTATGAATGGAACAGGAACCAGATTAGATATCGGGTTTTCTTCTGCCACAGATTGGAATCCGCATAACGGTATTGATGGGTACAATGGCACCACTGGTTGGAGAATGGATAATAGTGGAAACGTATATAACTACGTTTCTACTCGGTCACCGATTTTCTATGATAGTGATGATACCAGTTATTATTTAAATGCAAATAGTACATCTGTTTTAAATGCAGTAAATTATTGGGGTGTACAATTTTGGAATGGTGATGGTGTATATGCCCGAGGAACAAGTACATATGGATACAGATTTAATAACTATGCTGATACTATAAACGCATTTGTTATCAACAACAGTGGTGATACTACATCGTATTCTTCATCACGTGCTCCAATCTTCTATGATAGTAATGATACCAATTATTATCTGAATCCTAATAGCTCTAGCAGACTTAGTTCTACATACACCGATCAAAGTTATACGTATGGTTGGTTCCGCAATTACGGCAATCAGGGTTTGTATAATGAAGATTATGGAAATCATTGGTATGCAACAAGTAATGCATACTGGAACTTGGCGGGTAATAATGCATCTTACGTTGGTATTATTTTAAGAACTGGTGGACATCAGGGCACAACACGTGGATACGTTTATGCCGACTCGAGCAATAACATTGGATTTTTAGGTAGTTCTGGCAATTGGAAGTTCCGTGTTGTTGGTGATGACTATTCTCTTGCAGAAGGTTCATCAATGCGTGCTGTGTTTTATTATGATAGCAATGACACCAGTTATTATGTAGACCCCAACAGTTATTCATACATTTATTCATTAAGAGCCGCAGCCTATCTTGCTTCAAACGGAAACATCTATACTGACAGCAATTATGGATATGGCCTTGTAGGTGTTTATTCGTCGTACCGATACCAAGGTGTGTTTGCAATGGGTGATGCATACAAATTGCCAGCCGATGGTACTACAACTGGTAATTTGTATGGTCTAGCGTGGTCGCATCCTAATGCGGGTGGTATTGCTGGTAGTTATTTAAACACGCACGGTTTGTTAGCGATGGAGAATGGTACTTGGTTGGCATCGTTAACAGGCAGCACTCGAGCTCGTGATGATATGAGGGCTCCAATCTTCTATGATAACAATAACACCGGATATTATTGTGATCCCGCCAGTACATCTTACTTGTATAATTTGTTACTGTCTGGAGCTTCATATTTTAGACCACAAACTTGGATACAATTTGATGGCAGTTATGGTTTTTATTGGCCAAATCATTATGGTGCTCATATACATGCAAACGATCTCAGCACATATACACAAATTGCTTTTCGAGGATCAAAAAATAGCTATGGTGGATTTTATGATTATTACAGTGCTGTTAGTGCAATGTTTGATAGTGGTGGTAACGGTGGTTTTTATAGAGAAGCAAATGGCAGATGGTACATTTACTACCACCTATCAAATGATTGTTTGGGAATTGGCTCCTCTTCTACCAGCTCAACTTATGGGGTCTATTGCAATAAAGGAGCTTATTTTGGTAGCAGAGTAGATGGTACGATTTTTTATGATAGTAATGACAATGATGGATGTGTTGATCCGGTCGGTCATAGCCGTCTTAAGTATACGGGGCACGTTAGCTCGGGCAATTATTCAGCACTGGAAATAAAAAATACCGGTGGTACAGGTGATGGTGATGTAGCATGTATTTCATGGCATTGTTCTGGCTGGTATGGTTTACATATGCATCTCCGTCACGATGGATATTTTGGCATTGGCGGTTGGTCTGCTTCATCATGGCGTTGGTATTTAAATGCAACTAACGGAAATATGACCGCAGCTGGCGACGTTACTGCATATTCTGATCCAAGATTAAAAGAAGATATTACAAAAATCGAATCACCGCTTGAAAAAATTTGTAAATTGAATGGAGTTAGATTTAAATGGATCGAGTCTTCAATAATAGGTCATCCAGGAAAATACGATTACGGTGTTCTAGCAAACGAAGTGCAGGAAGTGTTACCAGAAATTGTATCCGATTCTATTCATGAAGCACCCGAAGGAGACAAATATAAAACAGTAGCATATGATAAAATTGTTCCAATTCTTATTGAAGCAATCAAAGATCAGCAAAAGATCATTACTGATCAAGAATCTAGAATATCTAATCTAGAAGAAATTATAAAAAAATTAAATTTATAAGAAGAGATAAAAATGCCTAAATATGAATGCATAATAGCTCCTGCTGAAGATCAAGGACCAAGAAAAAGCATTGATTGAGAATTTTAACCAGCGACCTGGAACTTTTGTAAAATCTATCAAAGAACTTCCAGACTCTGTCAATTAAGACATAAATACTAAAAAGAAATCTTGGGAGATTTAAAAAATGGCAATAACTTATACATGGAAGCTAACCAGCCTTAAAAAATGCGATTTACCGGGAGCACCCAGTGCTATTTTTCAAACCTATTGGAAAAAAATAGGTACAGATTCAGATGGAAATACTGGCGAATTTAGCGGAGCAACTCCGTTTAAAATTGAAGAAATAGATCCAAACAAATTTGTTCCCTACGATCAACTAACTGAAGAAATTGTGCTCGGTTGGATCAAATCTATTGTAGTTGGAACGTATGAACAACATGTCAATGAAAAAATTGATGAAGCAATTCGAGCCAAAACACTGATAGAAGTACAGGTAGATGAAGCAAATTTACCATGGGCCAAACCCAGCGACTCCGTATCCGATAATAATCCTCCACAATAAATATCACGAATTATATACTAAGATAAATATTTCATATAGGAGAATTATATGCAATCAACCGCAACGCCGCTTCCGTCCGGCCAACAAACTCAACCCAAGGTAACTTTATCTTTATCCATTGATGAACTAAACATTGTAATGATGGGATTGATTAAACTACCCTACGAAAATAGCGCACCGGTTGTTGACATCGTTAGAAGTCAAGCTTCTTCTCAACTTCAACAACAACAATCTCAAGCCAGCAATGGTCCACCGCCGAGTGGCACACAAACTGTTAATCTACAATAAAATAGATATTAGCAAAGGAAAATAGGACTTCGAGTCCTATTTTCTTTTATAAAAGATCAAGTAACAATTCCAGTTTTGCTCTAATTACCTTGTTTCCAAAGCTAGTCTTTACACCTTGGTGTAAGGGTTTAGGCCAGTGGTCAAAACTACACCATGCATACCCGCAATGCTCGTCGTTAAGTTGCGGAATAAACTCGTTCTCCACAAGAACCACATAGGTGTTATATTGAAAATTTTGGTCGTTGCTGGTAAACAGTTCTAAAGGAACAGTTTTCTTTATCCCGTCTACACGGCCGACTTCTTCTTCTATTTCTCTTTTTAATGCTTCAAAGGGTGTAGCATCTGAGGGTTCTTTTCGACCACCCACAAGTCCCCATGTACCCGCAGTTCTTCCCTGTGTTCTTAATAGAAACAAGAACCGTTTTGTGCTCTTAGCAAGAAATAATCCGCCGCTAGCAATAATTTGCTCAGGATTTATAGTAGGATTCGCCATGCATCTTTGTCATATATGCCTTCAAAACTCTTACTCCAGGACTCACCGTCCCATTTGTATTGAATGCCTGTATAAATGTTAGTTATGTAGGTAACATTAACTGATGCTTGAGAATTGAAAACAACACTCCAACTATTTCCGTCCCACTCAATAATATCATTTGCGCCGGCTGCAAATCCGCTTCCGTCACTGTTTAACCACGCACTAGGACCGTCGACAGGATCTGCATTTACACTTTCTAGAATAAGATAACGTGCGCCTGCTGAGGGATTGTTGGGATTGTATGTTTCAGGGTTAACAATGGCATCAACTGTGCCTCTGCCAGATATAACCGTGTTAGTAGGAATTGTATCAGTGTCGATGTTTAACAGCATACGACGCTCATCAAAAGGATCTAGGCTGATATAGGCCACGACTTCATTGCCGTCAGACTTCATCAATCTCAGCTGACTAAGGTTTGCTCTAAACTGTCCTGGATATAGATCTAATAGCTTAAGCCAGCTAACAGTATTATCTGGCATAGCATCAACATCTGCATAGGTGGCAATTTCATTCTTAACAAGACTAGCAATATTATCTAAGACCAGTAATTCAAAATTACCCGGGGTAACAACTACCTTGGCCGCGTGGTCTCCTAGACCGTTGTAGACTGCTTCTATGCTGTCATAATTGTTTGATATTGTGCCCGGTTCGTTGCTAAAAACGTTGGCAATTATCTTTGTGATTATGCCCATTCGCTTGACCTTGGCAGGAGGAGTAATCCAAATAGGCGTTTCAAAGGTCATAGTTAAAATATCAATGTCTTGATTAATGCCCTGTGGAACTTGTCTACTGGTCCAGTTAGTCTGTTTTAGATATAGTACAGTTAGGCTAGTCCAGTCTACATAGTTGTCTGTGGTCTGTAATTCCATTGCAGGATTAAAAAAGTAACTTAACTGTTCAAATATCTGTAACTTTTGATCAGTGTTAGTGGTCCACATATCGGCATTAAAGGTTAATTTGTAAGGAGCGGGCATGATTCTCTCAACAGTATAACCAAGACCCTGTGTTTCTACGTATTGATTGCTTTCGTCATCATAGGCACGTTCTCTAATCTGAACCTTACTAACAAATGTAGGATCTTGTAGGCGTGCCTGTTCATAGTCAAGACTTTTAATGTAGCAGGCAATGAATGGAGCACCGGGCAAAGTATTTTCACTGTTTTTCTTTAGTATAGCACTTGCCTGGCGATTAGGATCTCCATACATAACAGGAACCTGATGTAGCTTACCCGAGGCATCCTTGTAACTAAAGTTACTCATGGCCCTCATAAACTGTGTTAGATATCGTCGTATCTGTCCATCATAAAAATAATCAGACATTTATATTACCTTTTGCCTTTAATAGATATACATATCAGTTATCTGCTCGAGGACGCAATGCCTTGCTCAAAGGCTGCTTTTCAACAATGACCTTGCCGTTGATCGTGCTAGTATTAGAGTTATTAACAAATGTACCTTTTTGTGTTTGTCTAATTGCAGCACCTTCAAATGCTGTACCTTGAGCCACATCTTGTGCGCCAAATTGATTCATAGTCATGCGTACTCCCTGTTCATACATGACCCAACGCCGTCCGTCGTATCGAAATAGTGCATTAGGCAAATAGTCTGTTCTTAGGTAATACTGGCCTTTGCTAGGATTGCTAGGAAACTGTATGCCTGCATCGAACTTCATTCCGTTTGGTGGGGTGCCAGCCCCGCTTGAAACTCCTACATATATTTTTTCTCCGGGTGTATTCAACACATAACTGGCCTGCAACTTAGCATCAACATCCATGCTGGCATCGCTTTCGGCATCACTTGCGGCCGCATAGTCAACAAGGCCATCATGATCTGTAGGTATAACAAATAGATGCTTGTCAGTGTATCCGCTCAATGGAGCATCTGTCTGAGCCTGTTCGATGATTTGATTGTTTATGTCTATTGATTTTTGGTAAGTAGACATCAAATCTCTTAAAGTGCTGCCATCGCCTGCACCACTATCAGCATCGAGAATCTGTTTAAATTCTTGACTGTCTACTAGAGGTTGACATTTTGCTCTGAGCAAATGCGGGTACCACGTTTGACTAAATCCGTTTGTAGGACGACTAACTTCGGTTACTACATAAAATCTCTTTAATGCTACCAGACTATCATCAAGCGCATACTCGTCTTTAAGGTGCGGCAATTCTAGTACATCACCTGGCATGATCTTACGTCCTAGAGAATCAACGCAGCCGCGTAGATGAAAGTGCATCATTATGTTATCGTTGTTTAAGAAAAGACCAAACTGACTTAGATTAAAATCTAAGTCCTGCATTTGATAAATTCCACGAAGCACGTAAACATCGGGCTCGTAAATTCTGTCTCTATTTTCCATAAACAACAGGTCCTGTATACCTAATTCTGGTATAGGATTTGTTGAATTGTTAGGGGTCGATGGAGTACTTTCACCTTCTGCAGGAGCAACCGTCCCTGCATACTTGTGAATAAAAATGTCTGTTCCGCCAACCTGAAATTCTTCGTTGATCACACGGTCTAGGAACTTAAAATCCGCACCTTTTTCTGGCCTATATAAACTCAAGCGAGGAATTTTATTTCTCCTTTTTTATTACTACCCCAAGACTTCTAGGAATAATGTGATGTTTTTCTGTATGGCCAGACACATTTCTATTTTGAGCATTAGAAATAATGTTAAAATACCACTTAGTATATTTGTTTTTTAAGAAGGCCGGCATAGTGTTATTTATTCGCTAAATAGTGTTATGACCGAGAACGAACAAGAACGCCAAAAAGTTATCGATTATTGCTTTGCCATGTTAGGCGGATCCATGATTGATGTTGAACTAGACCCCGTACACTACAATACGGCAATAGATCGTGCCCTAAATAAGTTTAGACAGCGCAGTTCGAATTCTGTTGAAGAAAGTTTCGGGTTTTTAACAATTCAAACGGACATAAACGAATACATTCTTCCTAAAGAAGTTATGAATGTACGTCAACTTTTCCGGCGTAGTATTGGTAGTCGCAGCGGCGGTGGTGAAGGTGGCACACTATTTGAGCCCTTTAACCTAGCCTATTCAAATACGTATCTATTAGCTAGCTCAAACATGGGTGGCTTAGCCACTTACTATGCCTTTGCTTCGTATCAAAAACAAGTTGGTAAAATGTTCGGAAGCGATATTAATTTTACATTTAACAAGACTACAAAAGTTCTCACGATCATGCAACGTCCTAGAGCAGAAGAAGAACTGCTATTATGGATGCACAATTATCGCCCTGATTTTAACCTACTGCAAGATCCCCAATGCGGGCAGTGGTTAAAAGACTATGCTCTAGCAAACTGTAAACTAATGCTAGGTGAAGCTCGTGAAAAGTTTAACAGCATTACAAGCCCACAGGGTTCAACAACTCTAAATGGTCAACAGCTCAAGGCCGATGGCAAAGCTGAGATCGAAATACTAGAGCAAGATTTGGTAAATTACAAAGATGGTTCGAGTCCATTATCATTCATTATAGGTTAACTTATGTAGTGGGATAAGATAAATAAAAGTATGAAAGACATACTTTTAGAAATTATTAACAACGACAATTCTTATAACAAATCGGCTACTAGATACCTTTATAAATCCCATCCAGACTTATGGAAGCAGATAGTTAAGAAAACTAGTTTCCTTCCTGATGATGCAATGCCTAAACAGCGAGCATGGCATATCATAAATGATATATGGGAAATTCCAAAATGTCCAATTGAAGGAATACATCTTAAGTGGAATGAAAAAAATTATCTTACAACTTCAAGCAAGAGTGCAAGAATAAAGAGACAACATTTACGTGGAGATTTTAAAAATAGTTTTACAGATGAAATAAATGAAAAACGTCGTCAAGGAAATTTAAAAGCAGTTAAACAAGGAAGAAAATATAGATCAAAAGATACTTATACAGAAGAACAAAAAGAAAAACAAAGACAAACTTTTCTAAAAAAGTATGGGGTAGATAACCCTAGCAAGAATCCTTCCATAAAGAAAAAGTTATCAGAATTACAGATTAAGAATGGAGCAACGCCCAAACACTTGAGAAGTTTTAGGCAGTTATATTATGATAAGGTTGTATACTTTACAAAGGTAAGTTGGAGAGAACACTTTGATAAAATTAATCCATCTAGGGTAAATCGTAGCGAGATGGACCTAGATCATGTATATAGTATACAACAAGGATTTCGAGATAATATACCACCCTATATCATCGGGCACTGGACTAATTTAAGAATGTTAGAAAAGAAAAAGAATTACTCTAAAGGAATGCGGTGCGATAAAACGGTAGAACAATTATTTGACGATTTCTTTTCAAACATCGGCTAAAAAATCTTGACATTCTAACCTAGATATACTAAATTATAGCATCGCTCGGGAGATGCTACATGATTATTGGTTTCGTCGGTTTTATTGGCAGCGGCAAAGATACAGCCGCAGATTACTTGGTTAATTTTCACGGTTTTAGACGAGACAGTTTTGCAAATACACTTAAAGACGCGGTTGCAGCCGTTTTTGGTTGGGACCGCGTTCTCTTAGAAGGGCGTACCAAAGAAGCTCGTGAATGGAGAGAACAGGTTGACTCTTGGTGGGCAAACAGACTAGGTATTCCGGAACTAACTCCTAGATGGGTTCTACAACGTTGGGGTACAGAAGTTTGTCGTCGAGGGTTTCACGACGATATTTGGATCGCGTCAGTTGAAAATAAAATTCGTAAAACTTCAGATAATATTGTTATCAGCGATGTACGTTTTCCTAACGAGATTGATGCTATTCACAACGCAGGAGGTCTTGTTGTTCGTATCAAACGAGGACCTGATCCTGTCTGGTATCAAGATGCTGTTAATATGAACGCAGGTAATACAAACGTGGGTTGGATGATTAGTAAAACTCGCATGGAAAAGCTAGGAATTCATGCCAGTGAAACTGCTTGGGTAGGTGAGGACATCGATCACACTATTTCCAATGACGGATCTATCGATGATCTGTTTACACAGATAAGAAATCTGTTGCCTCAAGAACTAACAACAGAAATACAAGTTGTTCTAGACCTGATTTAAAAGTCAGGTCGCAGATCCCCTTGTCTCCAGCGTACTCCTTCCTTTTGAAGTGTGCGCTGACAGTTGGCGCAGACTGTTTTTAAGTTTGTGTATCTACAATTAGACAAATCCCCGTCTATAAAATAAACGTTGAATACGTCTGGGTGCGGTGATTTAAATCCACACTTGTCGCACACAGATTTTTTTACATAGCCCTTTAAGGACCATAAAGGGTTACCGTCGTTTCTGCTTCGAGCGCAGTGATCGCACGTTGACCTGTAATAGGTCTTACCCTCTTTAAGGTAATTAACAGCCACTGGTCTTTTTTGACATTTTTTACATAACTTTCGCATCAACCCGCCCTTTTTCTGCCCTTTTCTTTTGTTTATTTAACCGGTATTTTTACCACCTCCGGCTAAATATATCAAAGTAGATCCTCTAAGGAGTTAAAACATGGCAACATTACAATCACCTGGCGTAAGCGTATCGGTTATAGATGAAAGTTTCTATACACCCGCCGGCGCCGGAACAGTTCCGATGATATTCGTAGCTACTGAGCAAGACAAAGCTAACGGATCTGGTAGCGGAACAGCACAAGGAACAACCGCAGCCAATGCTGGTAAAGTTTGGGTAATCACCAGTCAACGTGATTTAACAGATACATTTGGTACACCATACTTTGAAACAGATGCTGAAGGCAACCCAGTACACGGCGGCGAACTAAATGAATACGGACTACAGGCTGCATATAGTCTGTTAGGAGTTACCAGCAAGGCCTACATTGCCCGTGCTGATGTTAACACAACCGAACTAGCACCAAGTGCAACACCTCCGGGCGGAACACCTGTATCAGGCACCTACTGGATTAACACTGGAGACTCTTTGTTTGGTGTTAACGAATGGAATGCAACAACCGGTAAGTTTACTATTAAAACACCGTTAATTATCGACAATACCAATGTTGATGCAGATTTTGACCCAACTCTAGATACAGGAGCTGGTTTACCAAAAAATACATTTGGTGCTGTCGGCGATTACGCAATGGTAGTAACCAGTGATAATACTGTAAATTATACTCAGGGACTATTCTATAGATCTTCTGGAGCAGGTTGGATTCGTGTTGCCGACGGCTTCGACGGCGGCAAGAAAGTGCGCCTAAGCCCGCACTACGATTATCCAGATTATACTGCAACCGGGCTAAATGCCATAACAGGTAGCGTGTGGATTAAGACCACTGCACCTAGCAGGGGTTCTAGTTGGGATATAAGATCTTTCAACGGGTCAACACAGACTTGGAATAAGACTGATGCTCGTTTATTCAGCAGTACACAAGAAGCAATTAACTCACTTGATCCAAATGGAGGTGGTGCAAACATCCCTCTAGGATCCGCATTTGTTGAGTACGACTACAATCAACAATACGAAGCAAAGTTTAAAGTTTGGATTCGCTACAAGAGTGCACCAACAACCGCTTCAGCTGCAAGCGTAGCCACATATAACGGAAGCTCTGCGTTCACGATTAAAGAAACTCTAGCAGACGGCACATGGGGTACTAATGTTACAGTTAACGTTTCCGGTTCTCCTACTGTTCCTGTTGCTCAACAAATTGCTATCGCAATGAGCAGTGTTTCCGGATTAAATTATACAACTGCAACATGGGATGCAGGTCTACATCGACTAACAATTAGCCACAGCCTAGGCGGTGACATTCTAATTAACCAAACAACCAATCAACCGTTTGTTACGATTAATATGACACCCAATGACGGTACTGCTAACATGTATCCAGCGGCCACAGGCGGACCATACGATTATCTAATCAGTAACTGGAAACCGCTAGTGTTTGAAGCTCTAAACACTGAGCCATTGACCACACCCAATGACGGCCAATTGTGGTTTGATAGCGGGCTCGATGTTGACATCATGTACAACAACGGTTCTGAGTGGGAAGGTTACGCAAATGCATTCCCAAGTTCAGACCCAGAAGGTCCGACAATTAGTGCAAGCATGCCTTTAACACAACAAGACGGTTCTTCTGCACTAGTTAATGGCGATATCTGGATCGATACAGGTAGCCCAGACGAATACGGTCATAACATCTATGTCTATGACGGTAGTGTTTGGGTCAAGCAAGATGTAACAGATCACGACACCCCAGATGGTTGGGTGTTTGCTGATGCACGTTGGAGTGTTGATGGTACTAGTGAATATGCATCTAGTATCACCGACCTACTATCCAGCGACTTCGTAGACCCAGACTGTCCTGATCCTCGATTATATCCACGCGGAACACGCTTGTTTAACACGCGCCGTAGCGGAAATAACGTTAAGAAATATCATGCAGGTTACATCAATGTTGATAGTACTAATCCACGCATGAATGACGAATCTATGGGCGATTATTTTGCAGATCGTTGGGTTACAGCAAGTCCAAACAACGAAGAAAACGTAGGACAATTTGGTCGTCTAGCACAACGTAGTGTTGTAATCAAAGGCCTTAAGGCTCTTGTAACAGCAAATCAAACTATCCGTGATACAGATACAATCGTCTACGATCTAATTGCCTGCCCAGGATATCCTGAGCTTATGCAGAACATGGTAGAACTTAACACTGATCGAGGATTGACCGCACTGGTAGTTGGCGACACACCGTTCAGACTACCAGCAAACGGAACAGCACTAACTAACTACGGTATGAACACAGCGGGCGCAGTTGATAACAACGACAGCGCAGCAGTTACCTATGATACGGGCCTAGCTATGTTCTATCCAAGTGGTTATACAAACGACAACCTAGGCAATGCAATTGTTGTTCCACCTAGTCACGTTATGCTACGCACAATTATGAATAGCGACAACAAGAGCTATCCATGGTTTGCTCCAGCAGGTACACGTCGTGGTGTAGTTGACAACGTTAGCAGTGTAGGTTACATCGAAAGCGACACTGGTGAATTCAAGACTGCAAGCCTACATCAAGGTCTACGCGATGTTCTAGCAGGCGTCAAAATTAACCCAATCGCAACACTACCGGGAGTTGGTATTGTTAATATGGGTCAATATACTCGCGCTCACGTTGCTAGCGCACTAGATAGAATTAATGTAAGTCGCCTAGTAGCATATCTACGCCGACAGCTAACAATTCTTGCCAAGCCATTCTTGTTTGAACCAAATGACAGTCAAACAAGACATGAAGTTAAGGGTGCATGTGATGCATTACTATCAGAACTAGTAAGCCAACGTGC